TCGGCTGCGGGATGCAGTCGGTCTTAGCCGGTCAAGCGCAAAGCGCCTTGCCCCTGTTGTCTGGGATTCACTGCGGGACGCAGACCAGCCAGAGACGCAACCGGATCTCGTAGTCGAGGCGAAAGCCCATGACAATGACGAACGGCAGGAACTGCTGGCACGTCTGGAGTTGCTAACACAACTATGAATATCGAACAACTACAAGCAAAGCGTGAAGGTTTTCTCGCTTCCGCTCGTGAACTTGCAGCCGGTGATGGAGACCTTGCACAAGTCAAGTCCCTGATGGCTGAAGCAAAGAACATCGAAGAGCGCATTGAGACCATCAAGAGCCTCGGCGTTACCGCTCCTGTTGCTTCCGCTCCTGTAGAGGACAAGCCATGGAAATCCGGTGGCGTATCAAAGCGCATCACCGACCTTCTCCCCGGTGACACCGCTGAAGAGCGCAATTACAAGGCATACCAGTGGGGTCAGTGGGCACGTTCCATCATGGGCAACCGCAAGGCTGCTGATTGGGTCAAGAGCCACATCAAGGCTAACGAAGGCACAGACAGTGCTGGTGGCTACACCGTCCCAGATCCATTGTCCAGCGACCTTATCTACCTTCGTGAGCAGTTTGGTATTGCACGTCAGAACTGCCGCATCTACCCGATGTCCAGCGATACGCTCCGTGTACCAAACGCTACTGCATCCACGACTGTTTACTATCCGGGTGAGAATACGGCAATCACATTGTCCGATATGACCTTTGCTCAGGTTAGCTTGACAGCAAAGAAGGCAGCCGTTCTTACGCAGGTCTCCAAGGAACTCGCAGAGGACAGCATCATTGACTTTGGTGCATCCCTTGCCCGTGACATGGCTTATGTCTTGGCTAAGGAAGAAGACCGAGTTGTGTTCAACAATGCTACCGATGCAACCACATCCATTGATGGTTGTCTCTGGGCTGTCTACAATGCCAACGCAACGAAGGCTAACATCGCTTCGCTGGTTCAGTTCACGACCGGGCAGACAATCACGTATGCTCCGACGTTGACCAACCTTGCAACGATGGTAGGACGCTTGCCAACCTACGCAGCTAATGCTAAGTGGTATATGCACAAGGAGATCTGGTACAACGCCATCGCTCCTCTGCTCAACGCACTCAGCGGAAACGCTATCCTTGACCTCCAACAGGCATTCGGCGCACAGCCAAAGCTATTTGGTTACGATGTCGTATTCGTACAGAATATGCAGAAAACCCTCGCAGCTTCTACGCCTTACATCCTGCTTGGTGACCTGTCGGTTGGTACGGCTTTCGGTGACCGTCGCTCGGTTACCATTGAAGTATCCGATCAGCAGTACTTCAAGGAAGATGCGCTGGCATTCAAGGCTACCGAGCGTTATGCCTTCAATGCATTCGACATTGGAAACGTCAATGCTACAGCATCTGCACGAGTCCCAGGCTCGCTCATCGTCGGTGCATCCTCTGCTACATAATCCTAGCAGACTCGCTACAAAGCCCTCGGCATCATTGCCGGGGGCTTTCTCTTTATCCACTGCGTTGTCCGAGCCTACGGCTCTGTGTGGGATACTTAGGACATGATGACACGAGCCGAAGCGATAGCACAGGTATCCTTATTTGTCGATGCCCAGTCCTACCCGCAGCTGTCCACAACCGAGATAGGGAGCATCCTCGATTCCTACTCACGGTTCTCCACATGGACAGCCAGCACGGCTTATGCTGTTGGCGATCGTGTAGTCCCGACTACTCCTAATGGCAGGGTCTATGAGTGCCGTGTAGCCGGTACTACGGCAACCACAGAACCAGAGTGGGCAGAGTATCCCGGTGGACAGTGGAAGGGCTGGAGCGTCCTAGATGGCACCAGCGACCCTGTTCTAATGTGGGTTGATATGGGACCTGCTAACGTGGAACGCTACGATGTCCGAACTGCAACCCGGCAAGCATGGTTCATCAAAGCATCCCGCTGTGCTTCTGACATTGATGCTAAAGAAGGCACAAGCGATGTCAAGCTGAGCCAACTGAAAGCGCATTGCATCGAGATGGCTGAACGTTATCGTCCGGTGGTGTTCGCATGAGCCCTATCCTCCGTGCAACGCTTCAGGCTGGCTTGGTACGTAACCTCTGCCAGACACCGATTGAGGTTCACCGCTTTACGCTTACGGAAGACGGCAGAGGCGGTGTTACTGAGACATGGCGCAAGGTTGCCGATTACAAGGGCAGGCTGTCTAACCAATCAGACACCGAGAGCATTGTAGGCGGTGGCATCCAGCCTTCTGCATCTTGGTCTGTTACGCTTCCGGTATCGGCTGATGTGATGGCGCATGATCGTGTTTACATTGTTGGTGATGAATCAAAATACTATGACGTGGTGGGCACAGACTTTGGGCAAACCGATCTGTTGGTTCAACACGTTGGACTAGTGGAGCGGGTGGCATGATGGCAGAATGGATGCAACTAGGTGCAGTCATAGGTATTCCTTTGATTGCTAGTATCAGCGGGTTATACAAGATGCTCTGGGATATCAAGTCCGACATCCGTATCCTGGTTCACGATGCCAAGCAAACCGAAGCGGATCTAGTCATTATCAAGAAGGCGATAGCAAGACTAAGCGAGCGAGTAGCAGCACTGGAGGCAAGACATGGCTAGTATCAGTATCAAGCGGTTGGTGGTCGTTGTGGTCGTGGCTTTTGTCGCAGCCTTCACGAGCGTTTTCGGTGATGGCATCCGTACAGCACAAGCGCAGGATGTCGCCGAGCTGGGCGCTGTGATGGCACTGTACGGAAGCAAGGCGGTAGCGGCTGGGGTCTCTGCTGCGGTGTCTAGTGTGCTGGCGTTCCTCACGATGCCGTTTAAGGGTGTTGAGGCAAGTGCTTTGAAGGTGGGCAAATGACACAAACAAAAACACTCACTGCCGTAAACATTGACAACGATGGCGGTGTGATGTGTTTATTTTCTGACATAGGCATTTATTATGCATCCCTTGAGCAATTGCAAAGTGCTGTAATGCAAGCTTCGACTGGTGCAGACAATCAACTTCAAATGTTGCTATTGATGCTTTGGATGCAGGATAACATCATCGGTCGTACAGCTGTACTTGATACAGATAACGCAGCGAATGTGGTGACTACCTATGCCTAGTTACGAAGGACCAGCATTCTCAGTAAAACAGGGTGTGTTTACGATTAATGCCGCACAATTCTGGGCTGTCGGTCATTATGCGTTTAATACATTCAAAGCCACTGGTAATCACACAATAACAGCAATACGTGCGCCTGGTTATCGTACGTCAGGGGCTACTGGAACGATTCGTGTTGGCATACAGGCAGTCACTGGTGCATCGATTGGCAGTTTGCCAGATGGTACATGGCTTGCATATGAAGATTTATCAGTGACCACATATACGACTTCAATGGCATCTAAATGGATAACATTAACAACACCGTATACGCTTACTAAAAATAATTTTTATGCCATAGTCGTTTATGCTCAAAGTGGAACATTTAATTCAAGCACACAGATATTCTTCAGTGGATATAACACAGGTTCATATACTGCGGGAGCTGCATTTTTTCCGACTACTGGTAGACAAGCTGCATCCAATTCAGTCACTATTGGCGATTATTTATTTGGATATAGGACATCAGCGCAGGCTTACTATGGTGTTGCTATGCCGATGTCTGATGACAGTGCAATAAACGTAGAAATGGGTGGTAGATTTACCGTTCCATCAGGACAATATTCATCCATCGAATGTCTTGGAATCCGCAATAAAATCAACGCCTTGGCGCAGCAAACACTCCGTCTCTATGATTCCTCAAACAATGTAATTGCATCTGCGACTCCTAAATTTGATAACGTCAGTGGACGTGCAATTTATGATACGTATTGGGATACGGCAGTAAATCTGACGGCTGGGCAGACATATTATTGGGGTAGTGTATGTCCTAGTACTATCCAATTTGCATCACAAATATCTGTTGATTTATCTACTGATTGGTTAGCTGATACATCGTGGCAGTTTGCAAAAGCACGTAGAACAACACCTGTGACTGGCGCATGGACAATCACGACTACTGAGAACTACGAGCATCAACTGATTTTAGGCAACATCAATCCACTCGGCGGTGTGATGACACATCCCGGGATGACAGGGGGCATTCGTGGCTAAGTTATTCGTACAGGCGCAAGCCACATCCAACCGCTCCGAGTACGTGTTTGTGCAGGACAGCGCGAGCACGACAGGTGGCGGTAAAACCGGCATTGCCTATAACGCTGCTGGCTTGACTGCTTACTATGTCAGACCGGCTGGAAGCGCAACAGCAATCACATTGGCAACGCAGACAGTTACTGGTGCGTGGTCATCTGGTGGATGGGTTGAGGTAGACGCAACTAACCTGCCGGGCATCTATCGGTTTGATATTCCTAACGCAGTATTTGCCACAGGTGTAGACCACGCTGTCGTGATGCTCAAGGGTGCATCTGGTATGGCTCCAGTATCGCTTGAATATCAGTTGACAGGTTTTGACCCTGCCACCGCTTGGTTGACATCAGCGCAAACGGCATCTGCTGTGTGGGGTGCTTCACCTGCTGGTTACAACGACGCAACAACCTTTGGCGGTGTGGTCAATGAAATCAGTAACACTGTAACTGGTATCGACAATGAGGTGCAAGACATCGCAGGTAACGTATGGGACGAGCTGCGCTCAGGTCACACTACAGTGGGTACATTTGGGCAGTACGTGAATGCCGAGTTGGTTACCCCGGTTACCTCAGCCGCTCTTGTTCGTATGGGTCCTTTTGAGGTCAAGGCTGATGGTCTTGGAGCATCTGATCCGCTTGACATCCAGAAGGGCGCACAACACGGTGTGGACATTCAGTGTGTAGATAACAATGGGGCAGGGATTGACATCACGAGCGCAACTGTTACGGCTAAGGTCTACAACAGCGGTGCTACGCTGGTTGACACTTACTCCTGTACGGCAACCTATGCAGCTGATGGACGTGCAACCTTTACGATTGATACGACGGTTACGGACACTCCTGGCACTTACACTGCAACGATTACACGCACGACAAGTGCAAGCGATACGCAGGTATTCGGTCCACTGCGAATCTATGTGAGGGATATTTGATGAGTATTCTAAGCAGTTTGGCAAAGAAG